TTCTCCGCAACACCTAAAGGAGTAGATACAGTTGAGGTGAGGAAAGGCGCAAGTCTTCTTCCCGGATTATATACTTGGGACAAAGCTACCCAATCCCTCATACGAATAAAATAAGGTAACTTATCTATGGCTACTGAACAGATAATCGCCCAACCTACCGCAAAGTTCACAACCCTGTCTCCTGAAGCACGGGAAGCGGGAATGGAGCAGATTACCCGGGAACCCGCCGCTATTCCAACCCTAGAGGATGTGATATACGGTGGAACCCGGATGATTGGAAATACGGAGATACCGGACGACATTGCCCAGAAGGCTTTGCAACAGGACGAACAAGCCCTGAACTTTATCCGGCAGCGGATAGATGCAACCTCTGCTATGCAAGCGGCACAGAGTCGGCAAGTTCGGATACCGGGGACAGGGCGTGATCCACAGACGGGGATGCTTGTTCCTGCTGCCCCAGAGGAGTTGGAAGAGCCTGTTGCAGAGGAGTTGCGGCAATATGGTGCGGGGGGTATTCGTCTGAATAACTTGCTTGTTGGTTCGGGTGTTCAAGATGCACGGACCCGCCAGCTTATCCTCGATCATTTTGTCCGGGGTGAGATGTTGGTGGATACAGGTCGGCAGATGATGGAGTTACCTAGACTTGCGGGTAAAATTCCAAACGCATTTGCGTGGATAGGAAGCTACACCTCTGCGGTTCGGGAAGCTGCCCTTTCAGAGAACATAGACTTTGAAACTGCGTGGTATAACAGGCAGGATGGCCTGAAACGCTTTATGTCCAACTACGAGAATATTGTCCGTGAAACCATTGGGGCAACATCGTTTGGTCAAAGCCTGAATGAAACGATGAAGCAAAAATTCATCGACACCTACGGGGAAGAGGAATACAAGCGTAGGTATGTATTTGATCCGGGCATCGAGGGTATAGAACCCGTTGAAGGGCGAATTATATCCGATGAACTGGGAAATTCCCTTCTGGATTTCAGCTTCAAGGAACTTCCTTTAGAGGCGCAGTTTGGATCTTTTGTTGCTCAGAACATGGGTCTTACAGCCCCGTTTGCTGCTAGACATATTCAAAAGGGTAAAAACGCCTTGCGGATGGTAGAAGAGGAACGTAAGAGAAAACCTGCAAAGAAATTTATTAGTGACGCAGATCTTTACAGACAAATAAAGCTGGATAATAGCAGTAATAGATTTAGTAGACTGTGGAATGGCATGACAAACAGAATATCCGCTAAATTTAAGTATAGCGGTGCGTTGGATAATGCCCAGCAAGCCAGAAGTGCTAGAAATGCCCTCACAAAGTTGCGAAAAGAAAGAACCCGTGTTCAGCAAGAGATACGGGATGCAAAGTTAGAGAAGCCAGATCCCAATAAAATGAGGATGCTTAATGGTGAATTGAGCATGTTAAATGGTCGCATAAATCGACTTGCGTTCAAAGGAACTGCTACTCCCTACGTATCGAATCTTCTTGTGGACGAGGGTGTAATAGCAATGGGTCAAACTGCCGGGTATAATCTTGGGCCTCAACTTGGGCTGGATGCAGATACCGGGGGAATGTTGGGTGCGCTTAGTTTTGCTTTTGCTGGAAAGCCCGCAATCAAATTGACGTATACAGGTTCAGTAGGCGCATTAGATCTTGTCACTATGGGAACAGCCAGCAAAGTAGGGGTGGACCTTATAAGAACTATAGAAGACGTAACTGCTGTGTTTCCCCTTGTTCCGAACATGCAGGGAATTTTTGTCAATCGTCAATTTGACCAGATAGAAACTTTTATAGGGAGACCCCTCACCACTGAAGAAGCTACCTCTTTTAAAGCTGTTGCGGATATTATGAATAACCTGAATCCAAAGCAGCGTGAAGGTGTATACAACGGCATGAAGAATTATATGGATCTTCGTGGCCGTATTATGGATGCTTTTCCAGAAGATAAACGTGAAGAAGCAGGTGAATTGTTTACGCTTGCCTTTGGGCATGTGTCCGGTCTCGCACCTCTACAAGCAATGGAGAACGCCTCCTTTACTGCCCTGCGTGGGTCTAGTTTTGAAGAAGCTATAGCTATGCAGGAGTCAATGGAACTGAGTATATCTCAGGCAGACTTTGCTGTGAAGCGTCTTCGGGAGATGCTTTCAGAGTCTGGGGTGGATACAGAAAATAGTCAGGTTGCTTTCTCGTTCTTTGATAACGTGAAAAAAGCATCCGACACCATGACTGTTGAGTTAGCCGACCGCAAAAGAGAATATCTGGGTCTGTTGCGCGAATATCGCAACGCAGTTATACGAGACCCGCTGGCAGACGTGGATACTGATTTCGTTCAGCGTATGGCAGACTTGGAAATAAAGATGACCCCGGGGGCTGTAGCTGATATCGAAAAGCAGAAAGAGATTATATCAGGACTTACTTCAGAAGTGCAGCAAGGTTTGAGGGAACGTCTGGATAACCTGAGAACGTTGCGAGGAACTCCGGCACACAGGCGGGAGTTGGCACGGACCCTCGAGATTACCTACGATAATCACATGTCTGCTATTTATGCACGAGGTAAGGCTGCGTATGAAACTGCAAATCAAGCCCTTGAGGGCGAAGTTCTGGATATTGGGGATTTTGTTCAGCAGTTCGTGGACGAGATAGGTAGCCTTGAAGGGAGACAGTTAAAGGGAATATTTGATCCGTCCCGTGACTTCTTGAACAGCCGGTCTGGCAGACTTGCCTACAGTGCCTTCAATGACATGGCGGCTCGTTCGTTGCGTAATGCGGGGGTTGATGAAGAAAACATGGCTGAATTTGTCGCTTTACTGCAGAATAGGCGTGAATACGCAGGAAAAGATATTCGCCCAATAGACGTTGCCCTATATCTTCGTCAGGAAGCTGATTTTAATCCCTTCACTGCAAATGCCTTTGAAGCTGATGTAGTTTATCGTCACTTCAGAAACATGGGCCAACGCACGGCTGACGATGCGAAAGCACGTCCCTACAAAGAAGCAGCCAGTTCCCTTGATAGCCTGATTATGGGGCATCCTAAGATTGGTCCTATCATGGCAGATACCCGCAATCAATACCGTAGTGAGGTATTTGATCGGAAGCGTCCGGGTAGCATTGGGGACAAGATTGACAATTCTCGCACAGGTCCTGAATTTGTTGATCCAGCAGAAGGTGGCTTTAGTTACCCCTACAAGCAGAACATGAGTCCCAATGAGTGGCATCTGGATCTGGTAAGCAACATAGGGGATGCCATAGACGGTAAGCCCTTTTCTGAAGATACCTTGCTGAACAGCACCGACGAATTGGCAAGGTTTTGGAGTGACGAGACTGTGGATGGCAAGTTTGTTTTTGACACAACAACTCAAGCAGGACGGGACAAGCTGGCTAATCTCCGGGGTATGCTAGAGGCAGACCTATATGAAGCATGGGGTGCAACCCAGTTAAAGAACTTGCAGCAGGGCTTGAAAAACAACACCGGATATGATTTCAGCAGGATTGAAAGCATGCGCCGTATCCAAGATAACCTGCAGGTAACTGTGCGTAATGAAGACGGGGAACTTGTAGATGAACCCCTGCTCAACTTGGAGAAGATGCTTGCGGAAGAGAACGATATAGCCTCTCTGGTTACCAAGAACGAAAGACTGCAGACAGAGTTGGATCAGTTTGGTGACGCTGTGAATGGTCGGATTGCAGACGCTTCAGATGAAATTGCAGTTCTCACAAATCTCCAGAAGCGAGACATCAACGAACTGGAGCAGCTTACCATTCGTGACCCTGAACGTTTCTTTGATACCTACGTAGCAAACGGAAACGTGTCGGAAATCCAGCATCTTCGCCAGAACTTTGTTGCGTCACTCGTAGAGCAGGGAGTTACGTCAGACGAGGCAACAAAGCGTTTTAACGATGGTATACTCTATATGGTAACCAACGGGATCCTCCGTAAAGGGCAAGTTCAGGCAAGCCCCAAAGCAACCTTCAAGAGCATGACAGGTGAAACACGGACAATGGAAACCATGTTAAATCCTGCGGGTCTGATGGAGCAGATTGACAATCCCAATGTCATCGAGATACTGGAAGACATCGGTATGGATTCCGAACATATCCAATATCTGTCCGACATATCAGAGTTCATGTTCATAGCCGCAGGTGTTTCAAAGACCCCTTACGCACCTAAAGGCGGTGTCCGGCCTATCTCTGCCAACGAGATAATCAGCCGTTCATTTAACCTTGCCCGGGGCATGGTTAGCCCCACCTACGTTGCCGCAGAGTTTGCCTTCCGGCTGATGCAGCAGAATAACTTGTCTGTGTATTCTCTGGCAGCATCGGACAAGCAAGCGGCGAACATCATGCTTAAGATGATGGAGATACCTGAAGATCTCACGGATCAGGATATCCGGACATTCACAACGCTGGCTAAGTCCTTCCTGATTCGGGAAGGTGTCAGGATGACGAATACCGCCGATCAACCCTTCACCTACGAAACAACCTTCCTTCCGTCTGACCCGATGGAAGCAGCAAAGCAAGACGAAAGAAAACAAGGAGCAACCCAATGAAGACCTACAACAACGGCCCGCGCAAGGGCATGATGTATGGTGGTGCTACTCGCCGTAAGCCGATGATGTATGGCGGGATGGCTACCAACAAGAAGAAGATGCAGATGGGCGGCATGATGTCCGCTACCCCGATGCAGCAAGGTATGCAACGCCGCAAGGAACCCATGACGGGTATGCCCATGATGGCAAGTGGCGGCAAGCTGAAGATGGTCAAGAACAAGGCCGGTAAGATGGTCCCGTTCTATGCCGCTGATGGTAAGGGTAAATCGTAATTAACCACACCCCCCTACAAAAAAGCCCCGGCCAAGTTGCCGGGGTTTTCTTTTGTCCTCAATGGACGAACTGTCCTGATCGTTCCAAGATGTCGTCTCCCGTTCGCTTCAGGTAGCGCAGCAGGGATGCTAGGTTGTGTCCCCCGTCATATTCGGGTAGCTGACTATCGACAATCCGGAGTAACTCGTCCGGGTCGGCTGATTCAAGCAACATCTCCACGTTGCCATTGTCGAGTAGGTTGACTTCCATTTGGAACAGTTTAGCTTTGCGTAGCTTGGGCATCTGATACAGGCTCTAGGTTGCGGATGGGCAGGTTGTAACAATCAGCCTTGAATACAAAGCCGTTAGCCGGATCCACATCCCCCCGGCTGTATCTGGTTGCCTTCTCAAAGAATTGTTGCTTACCAACGCGGCCCAAGATCCATGCCCGGGACATGTCGCACAGGATACGGACAAAGACGTATTCGTCACAGTCCTGCTTTGTTCCGTGTGCCGCTACAGAGCAATCGTAGTTGGGCAGCGGCTTGGTGTTGCACCGCTTGGTCTTCACATCAACACGCTTGCCGTTCTCTATGAGGTCGTAATTGTGGGTGTTGGATTCGGATGCCCCTGTCAGGTCGGCAACGATTATCTCACCGATTGCCCCAACAACGTTGCTGAGTCCGCCCGTGATGCTGCCCTGTAGTATGCCTACAGAGGCAGTTTTCTTTTTGGCACGGGATATGTGGTCAGGAGTTATCACTATTTCCAGCATCGATTTCCTCAAACTTAAAGTTGTCCTCAAGGTATTGCAGAGACCGTTTTAGCACAGCAACTAGCCCCTCTGCAATCATAATCCGTTTTGCAGTGTCATCCATCTCCACGTGCATCGTTGCACTACCGTCATCGTGTTCGATGTATTCTGTTACTTCGAGTTTCATATAGTTACTCCACATCCGGCATATCAAAAGTTAATATGTGGTCAAAGATATAGTTATTCATGTTCCCATAGACATGTTCAACATACGCCTTTTCTGTATGACTAGGTGCATGTAACCAGCCCGTCAATATATATTTATCATTAGAGTAAGGGGGATTTCCTCTATGAGGATGGGTAACTCCAGCTGGCCAAAGAACAAAAGTTCCTGCTTTGGGTTTAATCGTTACTCCTTGATATAAAAATTCAGTTGTTCCACCTTGTTCTACATCGTTAAGGTATAGCATCCAGACTAAAGCCCGGTCAGCCATATCTCCGTAGGCTTGTTCTATGTGCCAGTTTGAAAAACCTTTTGTATGCGTAATTGTTTTCTGTAGTTTGGCTGTTCTTGAAATGGGTTTTAGGTATTCAACTGCGCCATGAAATACTTTACCATACAAATGAGTTGCGTAGAAACACATTTCCTGAGTATATGTAAAAAGATTAAAAGGGTATCTTGGAGAAAATCCAAATGGAAGAAACAACTGCAAGTCTTGTCTATAAAAAGTATTATCCACCACAGTTTTTTTCATAATATCTTCGGTATATATTGAGGAATCCCCTATATAGTCGTCTGCCATTTTTATTATTTCGTTACACTTTTCTTCAGTAACAAAATCTTCAACAACCATGATGGCTGCTGTTGAATCAACAAACATACGTGCTTTGCGCTTTTCTTGCGGCTTTTCTTTATCAGTCATTTTCTATCCAATGCCTACACCAAAATTGTTCACCTAAACTTTCCATCTCTTCTTTGGGATAACCTTCTTGTATCATCCATCCGTTGAGATTGAAAGACTTCTTTACTCCGTAGTCATTGCCACCATAATAAATAACCGCCTCTGATGGTAGTGCCTTTGGAAAGCCATACTTCCATCCGCTTGGTGGGTCAATCATGTATCTCATGTCTAGCCCCTTATAAAGTGCATAGGTGGGATTTGACTAATACCCACATCAGGCTAGTAACTATCTCTAATACTTCGCCCGAACTACACGTTTGCTGGTTGAGCAGGAGAACCACTCCCCGTGTATACCTTACCCCCGTCACAAGGGGTTATTCAGCCACTATGCGATCCCACCGTCATGGGAACGTGATTCGAGTAGATCAATCGCCTCACCATGAGACATTTTAAACCACTCTCCTTTATATTCTGTAGCATGTTTCTTGAATGTAGTCAACAGTTCTTTCTCTGTTTCGTGCCTGTTATCAACATATACGCTGCAAAGAAGTATATAGTCCCTATAGGGAGATCCTGTCTGGTAGCCAGATAGACGGTCTGTTGCTATTGCTGCCTTGCCCAGCTTTACCCAATCAGGCCACGCCGGGTTGATAACCAGATAGACTTCCCCGTCCGTTGTCTTCTCAATCTCTGTGTGTGACCACGCATCGTCAAGGGACTTGTAATTACCGGGTTTATAGAGGGGGTGTGTTTGAGGTATATACTTACCGTTTATATACATGCGGTTCTTGTTGGACTTGTCATTGTATTCTTTTGAACACGACTTGCACTGATGACGAGCAGCTTTTTTCCAACTATCTGACCAGTTGTATTCATCTAGTGCTTTCCCACAAGTGTTGCACGTAACTTCCTGCATAGAGCATCCCTACTTCTTCGACCTAAACCTATGCTTAAAGAACACGATGATGTTTATCGTGGTGTTGACAGTGATAGCCGCAAGCAACCACCACTGCCACCAGTTAGGCATGTCTAGCCCCTCTGTCATGCTGCCGACAGATCCACAACCTCACAGACCCCTGCTGTGCAAGCAAGTTCACGAGATCCTGTTGTGTTGTCTTCCTTCTCAAAGTCAGTCAGCTTATCCCAGTCAATCATTCCTGCCATTACATACTCCCTTTCGGTACTATTAGTGCCATTATACCACACAAATTAAACTAATCAACCCTATCGGTTTCATTGATTGTGTTTTCTTTTTCCTGCAGTTTCTGTTTCATTTTCATCCATTCATCGTAACTTGGATGGCTTCGAGGGGGGTTGAAGATAACCCAACCATCCCCTCTTTTCCATACCATCTTAGCCACTGTAGTGTCATGTGACTTTGCCATCTTTTCCTTTCCATTTATCGTATTCATATGGGGTCATATAGTCAGCAAGAACCCTATCAAGTGCTTGGAGTAGTTCTTCGTCTGGTTCAATGATTTCGTCTGACAAATCAATCTTATCAGGTATACTACAAATATCATAGTATTTCTTCAAAGATTTTACAACGAGTTCATCAGATAGCGCCGAAAACAGATTTTCGTAATCTGCAACTTTCTTGCGAAGCATCAGTACTTCTTCGTATGTGGTGTCGTGACTAGCCATACTACGCAGCCGCGATGTCAACAATTTCACAGACGCCTGCAGTACAAGCCAACTCACGTCCACCTGATGTAGTGTCTTCCTTCTCAAAGTCTTGCAACTTAGTCCAGTCTACATTCTTAGGCATCTTTGCTTTCCACTCTTTGTATGTGTCAGCATCAATGTCCTGATAAGGTGCTTGCTGATATGTATGCTCACTGAATGGCAGGAAGCTGATACCAGATACCTCATCAAAATGTTCGTAGACCCATGAACCTACTTCCATCCACTCATTCTCTTTGACAGAGATAGTGACTGATGGTTTGTGTTCACACCAGTGACGCTGGTAAGTAAGCCACAACTCAAGCTGCTCAATGGCAGTCATCTGTGTCCGGGTGATAGCCCCTTCCGGTGACTTCATCGGGAACGAGAACACTGTGGTGCTATCTGGCTTCATCACGTCTCGTTCATTGTGGACACCCTGTTCGATAAGAAACTGTGTCAGGGGATCCTTGTTGTCACCCCGCACAGTGCGGATGTAGTAATCATTGTGACGGGCATGGATGCCGGAAGCAGAGTCCGTCAACTGTGATACGGTTCCAGATGGCTTCACACAGGTTATGGCTGCGGACACATTAATGCCCAGCTTCTTTGCCCATTCCTTGTTGGTGGCAACAGCAGTCTCCCGCATCGTAGTCAACCAGCGCACAGAGTCCGTAGTCTTGGACAAGACCGGATGATCCATGATGCCTGTCAGGGATACGCCCAGAAGCCGTTCCTCTTCTGTGTTCTTCTTCCAGATGTTACGAAGGTATTTGAAATCCGTCAGGGTGGACTGCAGCGTCCCCAAGATGGTTGCATATTTAACTTTCCGTGTCAAATCTTCGAGGGTGTCGCTTGCCCGCACCACAACCTCTGACAGGTTGCAAAACTGGTAGGGACGAAGGATGATTTCCGAACAGGGGTTGGTTCCCCACATGTGTCCGGTTTCCCGGCGACCATTCCGGGCTACCTGCTTGTCTGCCGCTTCCCGGTTGAAGATACCGCGTTCCCCTGACTTGGAATCATACAGGGCAAGCCACTCACGCATGAAGGTTCCCATCTCTGGGCGGGACTTGTAGGCTACGGAGTTGTTGGCCAACGCCCGCTGCCCTTCGTTCTCCCACCACTGTCCGGCCTTTGCGTGGCGCATCTGGTCATCATTCAGGTTGGACAACGAAATCAGGGCTGACCTGCGGACACCTCCAACAACGACAATCTCACCCACCTTGCACATCAGGTCGTGACACTCGATGGGATACAGCTTGCGACCTGCTGCCCGCTTGAAGGTTTCCACGGTGAAGCTGAACAGGTCAACCAACGGCTGCGGCCCGGATGCCCGGCCACCCATGACCTTCAGGCGTTCCCCTGCTGGACGCACATCGGACATATCCCACTGAGGAACTTGTCCCGCATAGAGCAGGGCAATCAACTCACGATAGGCTTTGGCCCAGCCCGGCTTGCTATCACCTACCTTGATCACAGTCGTTGAATTATTCATGGCATCACTGACGGTAGGCAGCTTGTCCACATTCTCCCGTTCAACGGAGAACCCAACCCCTGTGCCACACATCAGGATATACATGCACTCGTCAAACGCACGAGGGCTATCCACCGGAATATAAGAACAGTTATACCCGCAGATGTTATCCCGGGAAAGAGCCTTGCCAGCGGTCATCACAGCCCGCATGGATGGCATAACCTGTAGGCCCAAGATGGCTTCGTTGATATCTGCCTTCTCACTTGCCTTCAGCTTGTAGCCATGCTTCTCTTCTGCGTGATTTGCCATGTAGTCCACATAGCGGTCAACAGTCTCGTGCCAATCTTCACGCCGATTTTCTTCCTCGATCCACCGGGCGTATCGGGACTTGTGGATGAACTGCTGATAGGGGGTTGGTAGTGTATTGCTCATGTTAGTGTTTCCTTTACCTCGATTAGTTTGTTCAAATACCACTGGGCTTTCTTCAGATCTTCTGCGCCATTCTTGTAGCGATACCGCCAGAGGTATTTTATGATGTTGCCTTGAAGGTAGTATTCAAAGCCTTCTTCTGTAGCAGCACCGATAGCATCTATGCACTCGATACCTGCCTGATTGTAGTGCGGGGGACTGTTCACCATGTCTTTGCCAAACAGCTTTTCTTTCTCCCGCATATATTCTTCGTGACTTAGATGGACATCCATTACCTGTTGTCTCCTGTGCCATGTAGTGTTCCACGTTTCTGACGACCCTGCAACTTCTCTAGGTTGCGGTTAGCGACAGTCTCGAGGTCATACCCCAAGTCGCTTGCCAGAACTGCAGCATACCACAGCACATCACCCAACTCAAGCATGACCTGTTCCCGATACTCTGGGGAATCAATCTTGTCACGCAGCATCTTCTTTATCTTGTCGGCAACTTCTCCTGCTTCTCCTGCCAAGCCCAGAGCCGGATAGGTTACGCTGTGCATCTTGGGGTATACAGCGGTGGTCAGACATGCCTTCTGATACTCGTTCATTGCTTTGCTCCAAAGTCAACCTTGATTATGTTGTCGCCGGACGTTTCAATGGACAGGCCCATCTCCTCGTTGACTTCTGATACGATTTCCTTCTCGAGTTCCTTGAATCTGAGACGGGCCATACCAGCCTCTACGATGCGTTCAAAGTCGTTCTCAAGCAACTCTATGATGCCGTTCTGCAGGACAACACCGGACTCGTAGGCTTCCGGATCTTCGGGGCCTGTTGTCGTATCGTAGGCGTTCATGGTAACGGTATCGTCATCCTTGTTGCTGAAGATGATATACCATCGTTCAGGAAGAAGGGTGGCAAGTTCTAGCTGTCTCTCCAGAGTTTCTTCTGCATCTATGTTGTCGTTATCAGACATTGTTTTTTCCCTTCTTTAGCCACTCAGGTGGTATCGTCTTCTCTGCCCATTGAAATCCATAGCGTTCACACCATGCAGCATAGGTGGTCTTGCTACCCTTGTAAAGTCGATTTGATGCCCGCAGGAAAACAAACCGGATGTCCAAGTCAGGATGCTGCTCTTTGACCAGTCGCATCTTGACGCGATCATCTTTGTCGAGATGGCCCTTTGCTTCTATGTAGATACCTGTCGCCGGTATGTAGAAGTCCGGGGTGTATATCCGGACCTTTGGCTGGTAGGCTATCTTGGCCTTCTCGTATTCAAACTCAATTTTGTTCTTGACTAGAGTTCGCGCCAAGTCCAGTTCAAACTGTGACCTATATCCCGCAAACCGCTTCATCTTGTGGTATTTCCCAAATGGTATTTCATGTTGTAGCTGGCCATTCTCTTTCTGAGATACGCGGCCACTTTCGGGGATTGTTTTTCTATGGAGATAACTTCTTCGGTGAGAGGGTATATCGGGACGCATACAGTCTTTCCGTTTGCGAGATGGTTGCCGATCACTTGGAAGCAAGACTCTACTGCTTCTAGGTCACGCACCTCTGTTGCAGGGGTGATGACGCCACTTTCTGAGTAGTTCTCGCGGATGATTACGGGGATGCCCCGTTCGTGTTGCCTGAGAAAAACGACCCGTCTCCCGCCCCCCGACTTGGCGTGGGATTCCACATAGAGCATGAGGAGTTCCTCGTTGAGATCCACGAGAGACAGGTCGTATTCTTTGGTGTAAAGGACAGGCATGTCACAGGGCTTTCTTCTTCAAGGTTGAATACCAGACCTGTGGCGGGTTCTTGGCTTTGGATGTTACCTTGTCATGCAACACCGCATCGGGCCAACAGTGGGAACGATATCCACACATGCTGCACTGTTTGGCCAGTGTCTTGTTGCCCGTGCGGATAACCTCGCCATTTGCACGGTAGGTTTCAAACTCTGTATCCAGCTTGACTACCTCTGAATCAGGATCAGTCAGGATACGCACCCGCCGTTCAGCATCCTTCAGGTATGCTTTCTTGTCCTCTTCTTGCCAGTCCGGGGCTTCTACAATCAAAACCTGCCCGCTGGACTTGTTGACCACTATCCAGCCCCCAAATGGCAATCCTGTGGCTTCTGAGTATAGGTAACCCTGCATCAGGTAGCCAAAGGGGTCGTCCTCTTTGAGTTTATCATATCCGCCAGAATATTTGTAGTTGAAGGCCCACTCACTTGCGGACTTGATGTCCCAGACCTTCTTCTGGCCCAGTTCATCCTCGAGGGTTAGATCGAGAGTTCCCTTGATTTGTTGCCCAGCTATCTCCAGTTCAACGGATTCCTGAAAGCTGACAATCTTGGCCCCCACTTCACGCAGGAGCAACATCATCAGGGCTTCCACAATGTCCCCAAACAAGAAGCGCAGCACACCGTTGTAGTCCATCTCTTCTCGAACACCACTGCGTTCAACAAGCTGTTGACACAAGGGGCGACCCAAGCCGGACATACGCAGACGATAAGGTTTGTTTTCCCTGCGTAGTTGCCGGGAAACAGCTTCCTCACAATCCTGTGTGAACTGCTTCAAAGAGACCGGGGGAAGGTCTAACTCCCCCCGGGTAGCTTTGTTCAGATAGTCTTGAAGGTTAAGCTGCAGAAGCATCTTCAAAGTCCGCAGCCAAATCACTGTCGTCATCTGACATGATCAGCTTTGCAGCTTCACGATGCTGAGACATAACAGCTTCGTTATGCACCTTGACGGACTCTACGAACATGGTCATCAGTTCCTTGTCCTCGTCAGTGACATCGACCTCACCGCTGAGAGTTGGAACCGGAACCCAGTAGGTAACGCTGCCCATCTTCTTACGGTCTGTCCCCAAGTCAATCACGCAACGCTGCATGACCTTCTTCTGCTTGGACAGGCTGTTGATGAAGTTGCTGATTGGCATGAAGCCGGACTTCTTGAAGTAGGCAACAACAGGCTGGCGGTCAACCGTAACCTCTGTGCCATCTGCTTTGGTAAAGTCACCGGAGATGATACCGTAGATTACCTGATTACAGATTGCAGCCCGGGAACGCATGACATCCGGATGATCCTCACCCAGCACTTCTTCCTGCTCTTTGGGCAGACGACCACACTTGTCGCCACCAACGCTGTCAGGGAAAGAACCCGACAGGCTAGGCTTCTGAACGGACTTGGCAGCGAATGTGCCTTCATCCTGATCCCACAGGCTCCACTCGTAGGTGCGGAGAATAGGGCGAAGCTGCGGCTGCTTGGCATAAAGGAACTCACCGTCCAGCATAATCTTCCAAGAGCCACGAGGAAGGGTATGACCATCCTCTGATTCATCCTGATAGTTAATGTTCAGGCGAGGCAAACCAGTCTTCTTGGTTCCCTCTGATTGCCCGGTCATCTTCATCAGGGCTTCGGCATCATCGTTGTTGAACGCTGATACCAGTTGATCCATTTCATTGTCGATATTTACTATTTCTGTCCCAATCATTTTCTGTAAGTCTCCTATACGATTAGGGGTTGCGTAAGACAATCTTACTAGTCTACGACAGAAAGGTCAAGCCAATTCTTGCCTATTTTTAATTCTATTTCCACAGGCATATCGTAGAACACGCCGTAGCGTTCTTGTGTCTGTTCAGGCAGGGAGAGCATTGCTTCCCGCATCAGCTTGATACAGATATCTTTCTCGTCCGGATGGACATCGATTACGATTGAATCGTGAACCGTGTTGCAGATTACGGACTGCAAGTTGTTTTCCCTGAAGGCGTTGCTGAGACGAACAAGGGCCATCGGCAACAGGTCAGCGGTGGCAAAGCCCTGCACAGGGTAGTTACAGATTGCAGTCCGGTTGGTAGCTGTCCCCCATTCCGTCCACTTGGCATCGGGGAAGGCATAGCGTCTGCCAGAGGGAAGGGCAATCTCTTTGGTGGATACAGCTTCCTTCTGTAGTTCCTCGTGCCACACGGTAACTTCCGCATACTTTTCCTTGAAGGCACGGTAATATCGTTGCTGTTCCGGCGTTCCTGTCACTCCACCATACAGGGGCTTGAAGGTGTGAGCCTTCGCTTCCTGTCGGCTGCAGCCAATGATGCTGGCTGTGTAGCTGTGAACATCCGTCCCAGCTTCAACATCGTGATAGGCTTGCGGATCTTTGGCAAGGAAACCAGCAACACGGAACTCTAGCTGGGAGTAATCCCCCTCAAGTATCTGGCCACCCTCGAAGCGGCTCTCGACCACCTTCCGTATAGCGAAGGTATTTCCACGCGGCATATTCTGAAAATTAGGATTCCTAGACGAAAGGCGACCCGTCGCCGTAACACACTGCATGAACTCCGGATGGATGAAACCATTCTCGTCAACATTGTTCTTCATTCCTTCTACAAAAGTGCTTAAGTAAGTTCGCAGGGCATTGTAGCGGGTGTAGGCTTGTGCAAACTCCCGTCCTGTTCCCTGCATGGCATCCATGCGATCCTCAAGGGTTGTCTTGTCTGCCTTGAACCCAGCAGCAGCAACATCCATCGGGCCGCGAGGAATCAGCTTGAACCCAGCAACCTCGCCTGTCGGTGTGTAGATTACCCCTGCACCGTTGCAGGGACGACAGATGCGTCTGGCCTTGCCGGGTGTCCCGTCCTTCTTTGTCGGGAAGTAGTGGCCTACCCCGTCACAGTCTGTGCAGCGGGACATTCGCGTCTTCTGCACAATCTCTGTCTGGCTGCGGACTGTGTTCTTAAACTCCGTTGCTTTCATGCGGCGGCGCATCTTTGGCTTCATGGTAGAGCCGCGCATCTCATGTCCCAGATTGAAGGTGCTTGACCACAGCTTCTTATCCTTGACGCGGCGTGAGTATATCAGCGCACTGCGGTCATCAGGACTAGCCAAGTTAATAGGTGTGTCGCCCATAGCTTCCCGGGCCAACTCCTCGAGGCGTTGCTCCAATTCATGCAACTCCGTTTCGTATTCCTGTTGGACTTGATTGAGGGTGTCTAGGTTGATCTTGATACCTGCCTGTTCAATTCGCGCCAGCGTATCTGTCATCTCCAGCGTCAGCTTGAGGGTAGGCGTTAAACTGTTTTCCATTGTATAGTTCCTCGAATGTAGTGCCAAAGGCTTTTAGTTGTGCAGCGGCAATGTTCTCCGTTGCCATCACATCTGCTTTTCCGTATTCCTCTACTATCTCCCACGGGATCTCATAGAATGTCTTCCCCTCGTCCAGATACGGCTGAACAAGGTCTTTCTCCTTTTGCACTCCACCATACTTCCCTGCAAGAGCAGCAAGGCTGAGAGGCCAGCGTCTTGCTTTCGCCAGAATATACTCCGCAACCATCGTGTCATAAATATGTCCCTCGTATTCAAATCCACATGAACGAACCCATGTTATATCAAACTTGATGTTATGTCCAATGACAACATCGGCCAGCTTCAAGGCATCCTGAAAGATGTTGAAGGCATCCTTGTCAGGCTCCTTGTCCTGATGGTAGAAGCACAGGTAGTGTGTCGTGTAGCCACCCCACCACTTGTAGCCAATCGAGACAAGACGGTTACCGAAGAAGGGGGATGCTGTTGACCCGCCACTCTCTTTCTTACGGTGTGTGGTTTCCACATCAAAGGTCAGGATTCTCATGGGTTGCTATCCTTTATGTAATTAGACACAAAATGATCCAAATCATTCTTATGTCTATACCATACATTCCTATTTACTACTCTCCACTTATTATTTGTCAAGCTGACCACAAATTTTCCGCCAATCAAAACTAGACCCGGGCTATAGTCTTCTACATACAAGCCATGTTCAACCAGCTTTATAAGTTTGGTGAGCCTTGCCACTTCCTTCTTTTCAGAATTACCGTGATAGTCTTTGTGCCAGTCTCTTTCAGTAGCTAGCTTTGACTTTTCTATGGCTTTGGCAAGCCACTTTTCTAGTTCAGGCAAATCCTCTATCGTGTATGGCATCACTCATACTCCCTAAATCGTGCGCGGGCTATCTTTGCGGAAATCTCTTCCAACTCGTCCTCTGTCAGGCACGGATACTGCCTACGCAAGAACTCCATGCAGCTGTCGTATAAGCCCTGTAAAAGGCGTTCGTTACCATCATGGCTCATTAGTAATATACTCCTTTCGCTATGTCTATCTGCGTATTAATCATACCGTGCCATCCATTTATCTTGTTCTTGGATATACAGATGTGACGCACAGTATTCTCAACCTCGCTAGATCCGGTCTTGCCCACACCGATGATGATGTCAGCTTCACCAGCCTTGCCTGTCCGTGAATTGTCCAGCATAGAGTAGTCAATCCACTGTCGGTCATGTGCCTCATAGCTTGCCTGACTGACAGCCCAGAGAAGCAGCTTGTTGCGCTTGGCAATCTCCCGGGCAACCACATAGGTTTCCTTGAGGCGTTCATCACCCCGGTTATAATCACCGGAGATGCGGAACTTGTCAAGCTGGTCACAGAACATAACATCTGGACTGTTCAGCTTGGCATACTCGTCCACCTCTTCCACGCTGGTTCCGACCGAATCCATGATAGTCAGCAGAGGTTCAATCTCGTCCCTGTATTGTTGCAAAAGCGCAACCCTGTCATACTTCATCTCGTCCTTTGTCATGGCAAAGTATGACTGGATGATACGCAGCTTAATCTTTGGGGCTGGTTCTTCGTTTGCCCAGTAGGTTACCTTGAAACCTTGCTTGATGTAGGAAGCAGCAAGGAAACAACAAAAGGTTGTTTTACCTACTTCAGGCCGGGCAAATAAAATACCTAGATTGCCACGATTGAGACCCGGGATTTCCTCTGCAATGTGGCTAAAATCAAAAGGGAAATCAGGATCTCCTGCTTCTTCATCTAGCAACTCGTCAAGGTCTAATTCAACCTTTGAGTATGTAGTTTTGTCAGAAATCCTACCATCTTCAACGACTTCTATGAGGCGGCGCAACTCACCAAACTCCTCACTTTCTCCCGTAAAGATTTCAATAGCCTTCTCACCTATCTGCCGCGCACGGTCACGAAGCCAGAAGTTGTTGACGATATCCAGATGCAACTCATTGTTGTCTGGGTTGCCCGGCTCTAAAATATCTATGACTTCCAAAACACCACGCCGGGATGATTCGGGCATGGCAGGGTTGCGGTCATTAAATAGCGCAGCCAACTCTGGCAGGGTCAGGTCTTTGCCATACTTTGTGTGTGAATAAGACAGCGTGTCAAATATGTCACGCATCTCTCGTTCAAACATGGTTCTGTCAATGATGTTCTTGACACGACCGAAGAAGTCGGCCTTGAGACAGAAGCCTAGTATCTGCCTGTCAAGTAAGTTTGGATCTGATGAAGTCATCCCGTTCGTCCTTTCCCATATCTTTCAAATCTTTTGGCAGGACAACCAGCTTGGTTGCCACCCGCCCATTCAGGCGTTTCACAATCTCTAGTGCCGTAGATGTCGCGTCCTTGTCAAGGGCAACATATACTTTCTCGTAGTTTGTAATCGTTCTAATGTAGCTGTCAACGAGGTTGGTTCCCAGCAGGGCTAGGCCCGTGACAACACTACTAACACTACAAGCAGAAGCACAATCTTCGACAATAAATGCTCTGGGCTGTAATCCGCATACAAAAAGTTGTCCACTATTCCCATAACGATACCATTTCGGTTTTACATTGGCCAGCGACCTACCCGCTGCGTCCACAATCTTGCGTCCGTCTTTGATCAGGTATGCGACCCGGTTGCGTTTTACATCGTAGCGAATGTCAGCCATACCAGACAAATAAGCATCGTAGGCTCCGACACGGCGCACATACGATTCGGCATCTAGGTTGCGTGACAAGCTAACAAATGTGTTGGGTATTTCAAAGTCCCCGGCTGGCGGTTGGATCCGTTCAGCAACTTTGCTGGCAAAAGCTGTCCGGGCTTTGTCCCGTGTCAGGGTCAAGCCAGTGCGACCAGAGACATGACAGTCGGCATGGAAGCAATACCACATCCGTTCCAAGCCGCCATCTGTGACGCTGAAAGTATTGGGCTTGCCACACACAGGACAGTCAGACCGATACCGACCACCCGGCTGGATGACAAGCGATTCTACATAGGATTTTAACCAGCTTGGACTTTTCATGCTGATAGCTATACAGGAAACAAAAAAATCCGTCAAGCATCTTTTTTTGGGTTGACGGGCTTGACAAAATCTGGCACACATAACGAAGAACAACCCTATGGGGGATCCTATGAGGAAAAGAAATCATATAGCTAAAGACCTTATGTCTAATAAATATAGGACAAGGGTAATACCTAATAAAAAGAAAGAACCCCTACAACTAGATTTAGAGGAATGGCTAGAAGAAGATGCCCAGACCAAACAAACTACTGGTTCCGACCAAGACATACAATCTGAATCTTCCGATTGAAGATTGGGATAAGTTAGCCCAACATTCCTACACACAGACACAGCGTTATGGAATACAGATTAGTGTTGCTGACCTGATGCGATCCGCAATCACTCTGTATATCGCTGACTTGGATCAAGAGGAAATGGAACATGAACAGAAAAAACATACAGCTTGAGACAGATATCTCCTTTCGGGGGAAAGATGATGCTGTCCTGTGGGCAAAACTGTCAGCAACCCGGATGGGGGAGCAGGACAAGGAAACTGTCAAGTCAGGATATCATGTGGACTACCTGTCATGGTATCCAATTTTTTTCGGAAAAAACGAAAAAGAATGTGAAAAATGGCTTGACACTAACCGTGATTGGGTGGTAAAACAAGCTATACCCTACGAAGTCTAGGTAGGGTGTGGTTCCTTTCTCCGGGAAGCGGGGCTGGATTTTTTCCGGCCCCGTTTTTCTTTTGGGTGTTGACAGGCGTATTTGTTTGCTGTATAGGTAACGAAACTGGCAACTAATCAAGGAGACGAACCGATGCCAAATCATACTGATAACCATGTTGTCCTGTCCCACAAGAACAAGATTGCTGTGGACAGAATAGAAGCTGTGCTTGATACCAAAGATTCGGAATTACTGCAGAGCATTATCCCGATGCCCAAAGATGCCGACTGGTATAATTGGCGCATTGATAACTGGGGAACCAAATGGGAAATCTACGATGTATCTTGGACACGCATGGACGACAGCACCATATCCCTGCGTTTTGATACAGCATGGTCACCACCTGTCCCCGTCTTTGAAGAACTGGTCACTATGGGCTTTGATATAGATGCCCGGTATTTTGACGAGGGCTGGGGATATATCGGTCAATTCTATGCACAGGATGGCAAGATAGATGATTACTGCACATCCGACATTGAGGAAGCAATCAAGCAGCTTCCTGAACTGGACGATACCTTTGGCGTATCTGAACGAATGGCAGAGGCAGAGGAGTATGCGTAATGGCTTATGCAGATGACGGGGAACTTTTTGTGAAACTACTTGACGATATCCGGAAACTGTGTGAAGACAGCTATGGACACGACTGTCGGGTAGAGTGGGACTTTGATGATAGCGGTCTTACTGTAGATAAGAAAAACCCGATGATGATTCTGGTAAGAGTGTGGGAAGGAGACGACCATGAGTAGCCTGATACCAAGCCGCGACCTGTCCGAACTATACGAGCCGATAGAACGGTCAATGGTCAACTTGATGAAGCAGATAACCGACCTTGAGTGGGATGGCAAAGATGCCACCCACCTCTGGGAAGAATACAAGGAACTACGCGAACAACGCGACCGGGGCGAGAAGTATGTTGCAAAATTCTGACGACCTGCCACCTATCCCGACCTTCCTGTTGCGGGGACATCCTGACTGTGTTGTCCCTGACAAACAGCCTGACAAACCAAGCCACGCATGGATTGAACCGGAGACAAACAAGCCACGCTTGACCGGGGCATACAAAGACAAAGTGGCCACAGAGATAATCGGGGCAGTCCGGGATGGCCGGGATACTTTCGGCAAGATAAGACAAACCCTGCCACACTACAGCGACAGGGAACTAAAGGCAGGGATACGCCACGCCAAGAAGTGGATCCCCATGATGGAACGCCGGGGGACACGGGCCAAGCCACAGATGCACCGATACCAAGCCCGCCTACACCAAGAGGGGCGGCGATACTCTGTTGTCAAATACTGACAAGACAAACTACCTGACAAACCGGAGACAAGACAAATGACAAACACAAGACAAGACAAATCACGCCACACTATAAAGCACACGGATCGCCCGCCCTGTGATCGTTGCGGGGAACCGGGGGATGTGAAGCCGGATGATTGGTCTATCTTGTGCGCCGGATGCTATTTTGAGGATATCCAGAAAAAAACGCCGATTGTGTTTGACAAGCGGCCCTGCCCGGTGTAGCTAGGGATCGGAACCAAACAAGGAAAAAGGAATCCGGAACCATGAAAAAGGCAGATATAAATAAACCAGCGGCGACCATGTATCCTAAAGCCCGGCGGTCTCTTGCTGATTATAAAACGGGCGTTCTCAAGTTTTCCAAGAATAACAAGATCGCAGATAAACGGGGGCTTCCCATTATCCGCAAGGGGATATTCAAGGGATATGTGATCCTGACCCTGACCCTAGAAGAACGGGCAACTTGTCCCCGCTATTGCTATCACTGGGATACTTGTTACGGCAATAATATGGCGTTCGCCCACCGGATAGAGCATGGGCCGGAACTGGAAAAACGGATCCGGGCGGAACTGGCAGAACATACCAGCCTATATAAAGGCGTTATTGTGCGCTTGCATATCTTGGGCGATTTTTATTCCCCGGCCTATGTCCAGCTATGGGATGATATGCTGGCCAAGTATGACAATCTGGCAGTCTGGGGATTCACGGGCCACGCCCCGGCAAGTATGCTGGGGCAGCTTGTGGGGATTGTCCGGGAAAAATACGGGCAGCGTTTTTCCGTCCGGTTTTCGGATGCGCTGGATCATAATTTCGCGGCCCTGTCAGAAGAACGGGCGGAACCCGTCCCGGGCAAGTCTTTTGCCTGTCCAGAACAGACCGGGCAGGTAGCAAATTGTGCATCATGTGCGGCTTGCTGGCAAGCGCAGGATCGCCAAGTTATATTTGCGACCCACTAGGGGGATCGTGACAAACTGGGCGACACTAAATTGGGGCTGATATGTCTGTATGGGTTTCTTCCTTTTTCCCGGGGGCGGTATCGGCAGGGCAAGGCAGCGAGTCGCGGGGCTGTTTTGCGGGGCCGGGCAGATTTCTTGCCCGGTCTCTTTTTTGTTTATCTGTGTATTTTTCTCTTGTTTCGGTTTGTTTATCTGTGGTAACAAGGAATCAGGGCCGGGCAATCCCGCCGGGCCAGTGAGAAAGGAAAAACCAATGCTAGATATAGCAACCATAGAGCAGCCGACCGTCCGTCAACTGGGCCGGGGCGGTTTTGAGTATGTCCACGATAATGTAGGGGATCTGTCCCTGTATGAGCAGCGGGCGATATTTGAACGAATCCCGGTGGAAGCCTTGCGACCCGCCCTGCCGGGTTCGGATGTAATCGCCCCGGAACGGTTGCAGGGATATTCTGCCATATATAACCGGGCGACCGATCAGGTATGCGATATGCGACCAGTCGCAGATAGCTATAAGCTAGTCCCCCATGAATCAACCCTTGCGGATCATAACGATCAACTATGGGCAAGCGAACTGGGGCCGGAACTGGGCCGGGTGACTGTGATTGATCGCCTATTTGATAATGGTCTGAAAATGCACCGCACGATCCGTTTTGACGGGCTGACCAGTGAGGTGAAAAGCCGGGCCGGGCAAGATACTGTTTCCCCGCGCTTGGATATCTTCAACAGTGTTGATCAGTCTTGGGCTTTTCAAGTATTCAGCGGGGCCTATCGGGATCTTTGCCGCAATTCCCTAGTCTTTGGGGGGCAAAAAGCATATCACCAGAAAAGGAAGCATACCCGCAACCTTGACCCGGCAGCTATCACCGGGAAAATGACCCTGTCCCTTGCCATGTTTCAGGGGCAGCGGGAACTAATGGATCGCTGGGCAGCGTCCCGCCTGTCCCTTGCTGATTTTAGCGACCTGTTAAAGGCGACCTTGTGCGATGCTCCGAACGCGGATCCGGATAAGCCGCAGTATAACCGGAAACTACACGATTGGATGATTGATCGCTACAAGGAAGAAGCCGGGGAACTGGGGGAAACCATGTGGGCCGGATATAATGCCCTGACGCATTGGTCCACCCATACCGAATCCAGCCGCAGCCGCAGCGGGGCCGCAGTCCATATGCGGGAACGCAGCCGCGAGGCGGATGTCCGGTCTATCCTTGCAAGCCCTGAATGGGCCAGCCTTGAGGGGGTGGCGGCCTGATGCTGGAAGGCCTCTATATCCTCTACCGGATCGCCGTTGTGATCCTACTTATTGCCCTAATAGGGCTGTTCATCCAGCTTTAACATGAAAGGAAAAGGAACCATGAACAACTATACCAAAGAACAAGTAAAAGCAATCATAGGTCTGCACAGTCAAGCCTGTCGGGATTGTGAGGAACAGGTCAGAATCGCGCATAGCATGGGTGACCATGAACAAGGCCGATTTTGGATCGGCATATGGGAAGATCATTTAAAACACTGGGAACAAATCGTGAGGGATGCTTACGGGCCGGAAAAACCTGCCCGGAAGCTATCTCCCCGCCGACAACAGGTCTATGATATTTTGGCCAATGGCAACTGGTCTGCCCCCGCAACCATTGCCGGGCGGCTGAATATATCCCGCCAATATGTCCATGTGCTGATGACCGATATCCGGTGCTTGGGGATTGAAATAGAATCCCGGCGGGTGGCCAATGCCAGATCCGGCAAGGGATATCAAAAGATTTTCCGTATCGTCAAAGATAAGGCGGCATGATATAGAATGGGGGGCCGGGCATCTAGTCCGGCCTCTTAATCAACTAAAGGAAAGGAACTAGGAACCATGTCAACCATCACTCAACTGAACCTCAAAGAAGATAATTTGGATCAGCACTTGGTAATCACCCGGGATGAAGCCCGCATGATCATCGGCCTTGTGTCATCCATCACCAAACAGCTGGAAGTTTTGAATGAAGTTATAGAGGCCACCGGGCTGGGAAGCTATGGAAACCAGCATCCCCGCAAGATATCCAACCTCGATATTCCGGTGATCGTTAAGGATTAGGGATCCCCAGCAACTGGGCCGGGGCAAGGTTTTTCCTCCCCCTTGTCCCGTCCCAAACTTGGCCCCGCTTGGCTAGTCCCGGCGGGGCTTTTTCTATGCGGGGGGCAGATTAATAGGTATCTCTCTGAATAGGCGGGGCTTTTCCCGGGCGGGGCTGTCCTGAATGGCTGTTTATACCCACAGGGATTCCCGGCCATCCCCCCTGTTTCCTGCATGACAAATCAGCATACGCGCATATGTGTGTGCGCCATGATTAGCCCGGCGGGGCATCCCGGCGGGGTTGCCGGGAAGATAGGGGGCGGGGCTTGCCCTTGGGCATCACCGATGGGGAAAGATAAAAATGTTGCATCACGCCCGCCCGCATGGGCCACGGGGGGTCCGGTATAATGTCTATGCAATGTCGACATATTTTGTTGGGAATTGGGTTACCTGTATGGTTTTCCCGGCAACACCTTAAGGGTAACCTATAGGTAGCCCCCAAAAGAAAAGGGACACCCCAGCAACTACGCTAGGGTATCCCTTATATAGGCCCGGGTGGGTGTAGTATATATTTACCCGGGAGGCTCTGAAGCCATTGTATGGGTCTGATCCGGTTTTGTCAACCCCCCCCGGGTCACTTTTTTAGCCTTTTTCCCCAGAAAAGGCCCCCCCGGATTATTTTTTTTGGTATATTGGGGGTTTTCCCCTACATTGTTGCTTGACAATGGGTTGCACGAGACCTAAAATAACAATGAGGGGTTGCACCAAACCAGCACACATCCACGCACAAACCCCGATTCTATGAAAAAGGGATGTTCGTCAGGCTGGTCAGCCTCTCCTTTCCACCATACTAGGGCCAATATCATGTTTGAAGCAGTTGTTTTGGCCTGTATGCTACCCTATATGGCCCCGTGTGCTATAATTCAGGACGCACGAGGCCCCTATCTACGGGAAAAGGACTGTGAGGCCCGTATCGAGGAAATGATTCGGGACATTCCCCGGGCATATCCCAACCATGTTGCCCTAGATTCCATCTGCTACGTGGATGGGGACAAGATTAAAGTATAGATACCATGAATTTGTTGCCACAACAGCACAAGAAGCGCGAACTCACGACCCAGCAACAGTCTTTCCTAGACCTGTTGTTTGAAAACGGGGGTAATGTGACGCAAGCAGCCCTAGATGCGGGCTACTCACGCGGCTCTGTGACGTGGCTGAAGGATACGTTGTCCGATGAAATCATCGAACGGACGAAACATCTGTTGGCAGCTAATGCCTTGAAGGCTGCGAACAGGGTAATTGGCACGATTGACAACCATGTTCCGGAACGAGGGGACGATCTTCGTTTCCGCGCAGCGGAATCCCTTCTCAATCGTGTTGGTTTGGCGAAACAGGAGACAATCAACCACAACGTTCAAGCTGTTCACGGCGTTGTGTTGCTGCCCCCGAAAAAGGAAGTCGTCATAGACGGATGATAAGGAACAATCATGGCACTCGATGAATACGATAAATTTAGAAAGAAGTTCAACACTAAATTTCGTAAGGTTACAAAGTCGGAAGTAGATAAGCTGTCCCCCGGGCAGCAGAAAATCTACAAGGAAATTGTTGCAAATGAAAATATTGCTGCAGTCCCCAAAGACAAGTCAACTAACGACCTGTTGAATAGTCGGGTGCGTCTACGTGAGTTTGATTCTGAAACATTCAAGCCCGTTAGTTCAGCAACACTGCTAGGTGGAAAAAGGGCGGAAAAGATCCGTCAGAGCAGACGGGACAAGGCAAATGAATACAAAACAGACATGAACATGTCCGGAAAAGGATATGATACAGAGTCTGGCATGTATGTCCCGAAGAGAAAGCCACGTATTGCACCTAGAGAAGAAATGGCACAAGGGGGTAAAGTTTGTCGTGGACGAACAGCAGCCAAATCAGCCGAAAAAACGCGGTAGGCCCAAAAAACAGCCCGGTGAACCCAAATCAGTCTACAACTACTCCCGGGCAGAACTGGCCAGACGAGAAACACAGAAGAAGGTTCGTGCTGCAAAGAAACGTGCAGCCAAGACCACACAGGTAGCACGGGATCAACGGAACTATGCTCAAAAGGTTCAAAAAGCCGCTGGAAAAGTTGAGAAGGCTCTGCAGGGAAAAGGCACAGCCACTATTGACATGGGAGATTTACAAAATCTACCTAAGTCTGTCTCTGACCTTGTGGGCGAGTCTGAGGTCGTATTCCGGCCTAATCCGGGACCTCAAGAAGAGTTTCTTTCATCGTCTGAAAGAGATGTCCTCTATGGTGGGGCAGCAGGTGGAGGAAAATCCTTCGCGTTGCTGGCTGATCCTCTGCGTTTCTGCCACAATCCTAATCATCGTGGTCTGCTTCTTCGCCGCACCTTAGACGAACTGACCGAACTGATTGACAAGTCCCGGCAACTCTATACGAAGGCGTTCCCCGGGGCTAAGTTCCGCGAATCAAAGTCCACGTGGCACTTCCCGTCCGGTGCAACCATCTGGTTCACCTACCTCGACAAGGACAAGGATGTAACCCGTTTTCAGGGTCAGGCGTTCAACTGGATAGGGATAGACGAAATCACCCAGTATCCCACGCCCTACGTGTGGGACTATCTGCGTTCCCGACTACGTGCCACAGACCCCGAACTCCAGCAGCATCTCTACATGCGGGCAACAGCTAACCCGGGGGGTGTTGGTGGCTGGTGGGTCAAGAAGACCTACATTGATGGTCCGGAACCCAACAAGCCTTTTCCGGCATTTGATGTAGAGACAGGCAACCCATTTGTGTGGCCACCGGGCCACGAGAAAGAAGGTCAGCCGCTGTTCTACCGGAAGTTTGTTCCGGCACGGTTGACAGACAACCCATTCTTGATGGCCGATGGCCAATACGAAGCCATGCTGCGTTCCCTACCTGAAGTAGAACGCCGCAGATTGCTCGAAGGGGACTGGGATGTTGCAGAGGGTGCAGCTTTCCCAGAATTTTCACGGAGACGACACGTTGTCGAACCTTTCGAGTTACCTACAAATTGGCCCCGCATACGGGCGGCAGACTACGGCTACGCGAGTCCGTCATGCGTTCTGTGGGGGGCTATTGATTGGGATAACAATATCTGGGTTTATCGTGAGTTGTATGCCAAGCACTTGACAGCAGAAGAATTAGCCGATAAAATACTAGAAGCAGAACAACTCGATCCACTTCCCCACTATACCGTGCTGGATTCGTCCTGTTGGAACAAGACAGGGTTCGGCCCATCCATAGCAGAAACCATGATGCGGGCAGGTGTTCGTTGGACACCCTCAGACCGCAACAGACTGCAGGGGAAGATGGAACTACACAGACGACTGGCCAACGACCCCTACACAGAGGAACCCCGGCTACGTATTTTTGCAACCTGCCAGAACACTGTAAAGCAGATGGCAGGTATTCCATTATCTAAAACCAACAGCGAAGATGTGGACACAAAGGCAGAGGACCACGCCTACGATGCCCTTCGCTACATGGTAATGACACGGATGTCAGGTTACGCATCGATTCACCAACAGCTAGGCGCAATTAAGAATCAGGTCCACAAAGTTCAAGATGAAGTCTTTGGGTATTAGGTATGACAGAACCAACCGACATCAATAAAAATAAATCTGCTGTCAGTGCTATGATGGATGCACTACGGGTAGAATTAAAAGAGTTGCAAAGTTTTAATACAGTAGACCCTGAGGTTTTGGGCGGCAAAGCTGGAAAACCTATACCAGTTCCCAAGAAGTTTACAGCCAATCAAATTGTTTCTTTTATGAAACAGTTTCCAAAAATGTTTCCTCTTGCAAACGAAAACGCCTACTTTGGAATTGCAAGGGCATTAACTATAGAGTCCCCAGACTTATTTGATATACCTAGTTTTGAAGAGTATGAGAAAAAGTATGGCAGTATTATGGAGATGCAAGAGAAAGGTGGACTTGCATCAAAATATATAGAGACAGCAAAAGAATCTACACCGGCAAATGATCCGAAGCCAACAGGCACAGCGATGACTAAAACTCTTACCGAAATAGAATTTGTAGAAAAGCTAAAAGCTGGCACAGCTACTGTTGAAGAAGCTATAGATTTTGCACAATCCCGTCCGACAGTAAGTAAAAGCGCAAAGCAAAGAATAAACGCACTAAAATCTGGGTTTAAAAAAATGGGGCTGGATATAACCATGCCCTATAAAGATCTAAAAGACGAAGCCACTCTTAAGTTGTTTACTAGGGAAGGTAGCCCTGATAAATCAAATCGTGCAGGTAATCTACAGGCGTTAGAAAACAATGTCCGCGATTTGTTTGACAAGTATGCCATATCTGGTCTTACGGAAAAGGTTCCCGGTTCTGATTTAAGTCTTGCTATGTATCCCCAACTTACCGGGGCAGGAACTGTAGCAGGAACCCAGCGCACAGGACTTGCAGGGGAACGACCCATGCGCGGAAACTTCCGCATGGAAGATTTTACAAAAATATACGCAGAAGCTATCCCTGTTATTGAACAAGAATATGGA